AGCGTTTCCCTCCTTGGTCTCGGCCGAGCAGGTATCGGTACGGGTTTGGAGAACCGCCTGATCTGTGACATTTTCCATTATGACGTTGTTGAGTGTGAATTTGCAGTTTAAGAAATCGGTGTTTATGATGAAAAGCCCCGTAGGTAGGAGAGGGGCTTTGGTTGATGGTTGGTTGGTTCAATGGAGGGGGCGGATGCCATAGTTGCCGTAAATGTCGACAACTGCCTCACGTTGGCTATTCGATTTCAAAAACTCGTCAATACGGTCAGGGACGGCTTTGCTGGCGAGGATGTATTTCTTTTTTTCGACGAGGGCTTTGTATGGAAGCTTGTCGCAAGTAGCCAGGAAGTCGAAGAGGTAGTCAGCTTTCTCCGAAGTCATCCCGATCTCGCCATAGTAGTCAGCGACGGCGTAGCAAAGCTCCATCTTATGGGCACCACTCTTGACAGTTGCGATCCTGTCAACGTAACCGCGCATGGTCTCGTGGTAATGTTTCTCATCCTCGAAGTTCTTATCAATGCACTTTGCAGCGTACCTCAAGACATCAGGCCCAGGGCCGTGCTTGGTGATGAACCAGCCGGCGAATTCACCATAGTCGCCTTGATCCCAAGTGTAGTGCCGATTGAAGGTGGCCAACATTCTGATGCCGTCCTCAGTTAACACCATGTCATCAGCGCAAATGCAACCGTCGTCACCTTTAAACAGAGCGTATTGAAAGTTGGTGATGCGGGTGGCGGCGATAAGAGCGCATGCGTTACCAAGAGTGTTACCGCATATGGTGCCGGGATGACCGGTCGGCATGCGACCGCTGCCAGTTGCTTTAATCGTGCCGAAATGTGTGCGGTAAAACAAAGTCCATTCACTGAGGTGGTCGATGTACAATTGAGCGAGATAAGCGGGCATGCCGAGGTGTTGGAGACTGTCAGCGATGAAGATGTGCCAGAACATTGGGAATGTGCTGTCGTTCTCTTGGGCGTCGGTGGAAAAATACTGCTTTTTGCCAGAAGCAGATGCATCAAATGTCGCAATGTCGGCTGCCATGCTGGTCTCACTGTAATGTGTGGCTAGATAAACGCGGCGACCGTGACGCTCTATGGATGTGCGGAAGGCGTCTAAGAGGCAGCGAAACCAAGCACTGTAAATGATGTTCAGGTGCTTGGACACTGAGTTGATACCTTGACCAGCTTTACCAAGGGTGTCAAAGCCGGCGGATGCTTTGAACTTGTGTTGTTTCTTCATGCAGTAGTCAGTTTTATGACCGTTGTGATAGTCGTAGACCTCGGTGACCTCCTTGAACAGAGTC